ATCAAAAAGAATCTGTGCTTGCTACCGCGCGGGAGCTTGCTTCCGGTAACGGTGACCTTGCACAGGTCAAGAGCCTGATGGCAGAAGCCAAGGGCATTGAAGAGCGTATTGAGACCATCAAGGCACTTGGACAAGGTCACCCTGTGGCAACCGAAGCGCAAGTAGACCAGCCATGGAAGTCGGGCGGCGTTGGACGCAATCCACTTTCCGGTACTCGTGATGAAGCCAACTACAAGGCTTACGCTTGGGGTCAGTGGGGCCGCTCTATCATGGGCAACCGCAAGGCCGCTGAGTGGGTCAAGAACAACCTGAAATCACAGAGCGAAGGCACGAACAGTGCTGGTGGTTTCACCGTACCGGATCCGTTGTCCTCTGAGCTTATCTACCTCCGTGAGCAGTTCGGTATTGCTCGGCAGAACTGCCGCATCTATCCGATGAGCAGCGATGTCTTGAACGTGCCTAACGCAACGGCAAGCACAACGGTCTACTACCCGGGTGAGAATACCGCTATCACCGCGTCCGACTTGACCTTTGCACAAGTGAACCTTGTAGCGAAGAAGCCATCGATTCTTACTCAGGTTTCTAAAGAGTTGGCCGAAGATAGCATCATTGACTTTGGTGCAACCCTTGCCCGTGACATGGCGTACTCCTTGGCTAAGGAAGAAGACCGCGTTGTTTTCAATAATGCTGTCGATTCTACTTCTGGTCTTGATGGCATCCTCTATGCTGTTTACAACCTGAACGCAACCAAGGCTAACATCGCATCGCTTCAGGTCTTCACGACCGGGCAGACCATTACCTACAGCCCTACACTTGCTAACCTCAAGGGTATGGTTGCCAAGCTCCCAACGTATGCACCGAATGCGAAATGGTTCATGCACAAGGAGATTTGGTACAACGCGATTGCACCTTTGCTTGATGCTTTGGGCGGTAACTCGATTATGGACATTCAAGGCGCATATGGCCCTAACCCTATGCTCTACGGATACCCGGTAATCTTTGTCCAGAACATGGCTAAAACGCTTGCTGCAACCACGCCATACATCCTTCTTGGTGACCTCAGCGTTGGTACTGCATTCGGTGACCGTCGTACTGTTACGATTGAGGTTTCGGATCAGCGCTACTTTGTTGAGGATGCTTTGGCATTCAAGGCAACTGAGCGATTCGCTTTCTCCGCTTTCGATGTTGGCAACGTGAATGCCACGGCATCCAGCCGTGTCCCTGGCTCGCTTATCGTTGGAGCATCCGCAGCTACATAAGGCGAGCGGTTCTTATCTCAAGCCCTCGGCAGACGTGCCGGGGGTTTTCTTTTATGTGGGATAGTGGAGCATGATGACACGAGCCGAAGCGATAGCGCAGGTATCACTTTTTGTTGATGCACAAAGTTATCCGCAGATGTCCACCACCGACATAGGGAGCATCCTTGATTCTTTCTCACGGTTCAGCACTTGGACGGCTAGCACCACCTATGCTGTCGGTGACCGTGTAGTGCCTACAACGCCCAACGGCAGGGTTTATGAGTGTCGAGTAGCCGGTACGTCAGGCACGACACAACCCGATTACCCGGTTTATTCTCCTTACCAAGTCAAAGGCTACACGCTGGAAGATGGCACCGGTGACCCTACCCTGATGTGGGTAGACCAAGGTCCGATCAATGTGGAAAGATACGATGTCAGGACAGCAACCCGCCAAGCATGGATGATAAAGGCTAGCCGTTGCGCTAGCGATATCGATGCTAAGGAAGGCACAAGCGATGTCAAGCTTAGCCAACTCAAAGCACATTGCCTAAGCATGGCAGAGCGCTACAGACCGTTGGTGTTCGCATGAGTCCTATCCTACGCGCAACGCTTCAGGCTGGCATGGTACGCAACCTGTGCCAAGACCGGGTAGAGATTCACCGCTTCACGCTTACCGAAGACGGCCGTGGTGGTGCTACTGAGACATGGCGTAAGGTTGCCGAGTACAACGGCAGGTTGACCAACCAGAGTGACACGGAGAGCATTGTAGGCGGTGGCATCCAGTCATCTGCACAGTGGACGCTGATTGTTGCTGTCGGTGCTGACGTGATGCCGCAAGACCGGGTTTACCGGATAGGTGATGATGCCCGTTATTACGATGTGATCGGGTCAGACTTTGGACAAACTGAATTATTGGTACAGCACGTAGGGCTGTTGGAGCGGACATCATGACGGCAGAGGCGTGGGTTCCTATTGGCATACAGGCCTTTATAACCGTTACTAGTATCGGTGCCGCATGGGTGGCTATACAGGTCAGGTTGACGCGCCTAGAGACTCAGGTGGCACACATTATAAACACCTTAGACGGGCAACAGCAGGAAGTGCGCCGCATCGAGCAACGGCTCGGTAAACTTGAGAACAAGGTTTCAGCGCTGGAGGCGATCATACAAAGATGAACTCAATATCAATCAAAAGATTGGTGGTCGTTGTGATCGTGGCTTTTACAGCTGCTTTCACGAGCGTTTTCGGTGATGGCATCCGTACCGCTGAAGCACACGACATTGCCGAGCTCGGCGCAGTGCTGGCACTCTACGGCTCGAAGGCGATAGCGGCAGGTGTCTCCGCTGCGGTGAGCAGTGTGCTGGCGTTCCTCACGATGCCGTTCAAGGGTGTGCAGCCTAACAGTTTGAAGGTGGGCAAATGAATCTAACAGATGTGGTCATCACACCACTTGTGACAAACCCTGCCGACTACAACATCAAAGCAGACATCTACGATGACACCAATACAAAAGTCGGTGACTTTGGAGTTAATGGCATTGATATGTTTACGTGGTGGGTCACGCAGGACGAAACATTTCGCCTCAACATCGTGAACCAGTTCATCGTTGTGATGGCGCAGGAAATCCTTACAGGAACCGCTGAATAATGGCAACGTATTTTGTTAGGACTGACGGCAACGATGGCAACACTGGTCTAGGTGCTGGCACAGGTCAAGCGTGGTCTACTATCGGCAAAGCACTCGGAGCCACTGGTATAACCGGCGGTGATACGGTCAACATCGCTCCCGGCACATATCGTGAAACAGTAACGATTGGTGGCACGTATTCAAGTGCAACCTACATCTATGGCAATCCGACAGCGTCTCTGTTTAGCGGTGTACTTGCAGGTGAAGTCAGGATCACTCCGAGTGGGTCAGACAATGCCGTATCGACATCGTATGCGCTGACAGCAACCAGCAAGAATAACCTAAACTTCAAGGACTTGATTGTCGGTGGAATGAACGCCACAACCTGTACAAATCTAACTATTGAAAAGTGTTTATTCTTCAGCACATCTGCAACTACATCGGCGTTTGTGTTTAGTGGTACTACTCTTACAAACTTCAATACAGTTATAAAGCAAAGTGTGTTTACCGGAACAGTGAACGGTATTCAGTATAACTATCGGAATTTATCGTCAACACAAAATGTTGGATTTGCCTTAAATGATTGTGTGCTGACAGGTGAAAACGCTATTTTATTTACAGACCAATCGACAGGATTTGGTGCATTTCTTCTGTCAGGTGTGAATATTTACAACTGTGTGCTTATGGGTTCAACACCTTTCAGAACAGTACAAACTCACATATCTGCAACTGGAAATACCATCGTTGTAAGCAATAGTTTGATTTATGCAACCGGAACATATGCATTTCAATCAAACAATAATCTAGGTGTAACAGAAAATTACAACCGAGTTTATGGTGTCAACACTCGACAGAATGTATCTCAAGGTGCAAATACTACCGTTGCATCGTGGTCTGGTTTGGAGTTTGGTCAATCACTCCTGCAAGGGTTTGGCCCGATACAAATCTTTGGTAATACGTTCAACAGTCCGAACGCTACAGCTGGTACAGCATCAGGTGCGCCAGCCGTCGACATGTATGGACAATCTTGGAATGTCACTCCTGATATCGGCGTAGCCATCTATAGAACGATCGGCGGCGTAGGTGCATATCAGCCAGCATCGCAAGCGTCTGGGACTATCACAATCGCACCGGGCAGCACATCACAAAGCATCGAACTGTTCTTGGGTGCAACAGGCCTCACAGCGTCTACAACAGGTCTATCAGCTCGTTTCAACCGCACACGCACTGCCAGCGTAGCGATTACTTTGGTGGCCCGTACAATCGATCAGGCGTGGACATCTGGTGGCTTTGCGGAGGTAGACGCAACCAACATGCCGGGCGTGTATCGCTTAGACCTTCCGGATGCAGCTCTAGCCGCTGGTGCTTCTGATGTCACTATCGTGGTGCGTGGTGCAAGCGGTACGAACGGGGCGGTGCTGACGGTCACGCTGAGCAGTGGTGGATTGACGGCAGCGCAGACAGCCGCAGCGGTGTGGGATGAGGCAAGGGCAAGCCACACGACAGCCGGTACATTCGGGCAGTACGTGAACGCTGAACTGGTTACCCCGGTAACATCTGCCGCTCTGGTTCGCATGGGGCCTTTTGAGGTACGGGCTGATGGCTTGGGGGCATCTGATCCGCTGGACATTCAGAAGGGCGCACAGCACGGAATCGATATCCAGTGTGTTGACAACAATGGCGCAGGGATAGACATCACGAGTGCAACGGTTACGGCTAAGGTCTACAACTCAGGTGCTACCTTGGTAGACACGTACTCCTGTACGGCAACCTATGCAGCTGATGGCAGGGCAACGTTTACAATCGATACCACGGTAACGGACGTCCCTGGAACCTACACTGCAACGATTACACGCACAACGGGTGCAAGCGATACGCAGATATTCGGGCCACTGCGCATCTATGTGAGGGACATCTAATGGCATTGATTTATGATTTGACCGAAGACCCTCAGCAGATTATACAAGCCAGCGCATGGGTCGGAGACTGGCACTCCTACGTGGTGCGGTTGGTGGACGAACTAGGCAGCCCTGTTGACATCACTACCGGTACGCTCGGTGCTACCTTCACTAACATCCAGACCGGCTCGACGTATACGTTCCCATCCGGTAGCGTGACCTTGACAAAGCAGTACAGCGCACAAGGCATCCTTAGCGTTCTCAACCCTGCGGCTTACGCCACAGCAGCAGACATCCGGCTAACGATATCTTTTACGGTTAGTACCACGGTGCGGCGCTTTGGGCCATTACAGATACAGGTGTTGGCGCCATGAGTGTAACCGTATCCCTGAAGACTACCGGTATAGACCAGTACAAGCGCAACCTAGCCAAGATAAACAAGATCGTGGGTAAAGCTGCGGCTGATGTTGAAGCCACGGCAAAGCGAAGCATCAAGACAAACAGCGGTAAGTTTCGTGAGTATGAAAAGGGGCATTGGTCAAGCCCTCCAGGCTCACCGCCAAACTCTGATACTGGCTTCCTTGCGAACAGCATCATGCACCGGATGCTGACGGCTACAAGCGCCGAAGTGTCAGCGATGGCAAAGTATGCCGTACCGCTTGAACTTGGATGGACATCGA